CTTTTAAATAGACTGCTACATGAACAGCCTATTTAAAAGAACCTCAGCCGAAACCGAGGTTCTCAGGTTTACTTCTTAGCAGGTTTAGGAGCAGGAGTCGATTTTGACTTAGCTTTGGTATCAGGAGCTTGTTCAAGCTCAAGATCATCAACGCTATCACCAAAGTCGATATCACCTTTCTTCTTAAGACCAGCAACATAAGGATCAACAGTTTTACCGTCTTTAGATACAAACGCTTCCCAGTGGGCGTCCTCAACTACGTTGAACCCTGGAGCTACTCGTACCGTAACACGATTACCATTTTTACCAATACATTTCAGATTAAACTGACGAGCGGTTTTATTTACGATTCCGGCCATGATCTTAAATCCCCGTTGCAATTGCTAATGAAAGAGGATAGTAGATATTTAGACCTGCTAAACGGCTACGTCCAGGAACTACGAACTCAAGGTTCTTCTGTTGAACTGGAAGCATTTCCAACTCTACAGGGATCTCAAGCTGAAGCTTGTCTGGGTTACGGTCATAAGCAACCATAGCGTCAGTAGCAAGTTCAGGGTTGTTCGCAGCAGAACATTCGTTAACAGGGATAATATCATCAACACTGTTTAAGTAAGGGCTATTAGCCGCTACAAACTGAGCAATGGTTGTATCACTGTTAGAAGCACGAGGAGTCGACATGATGTAAGACCACTGAGCAGGAGGTAACAATAAAGTATTACCCTGTTCAACCATCTTAGTAGTCTCGAAGATATCAGCGAACAAGTCGTTAATATCGAACAAGATTTCATCAGGAGTTTTGTTAACCCACTCAGTACCAGAACCAGGATTAACTACAGCACCAGTTGGGATGTTAGGATTACTAAACAAACCAGGAAGACCGCTAGTAGTATCACCGAAGAACGCTACATCGTTAACAACTTGCTCATTAGAACGACGAGCAGCATTAGCACGACGTTGATCAAGAGAAGCACCGGTCAACTGTGAAGATTGGATTTCGTCGAGGTTATAACCGTAAGAGATACCAACAGAACGAACTGGGATAGTTGTCTCTTTACCTGCCACATCAGCACGAGGTAAATCATCAGCATAAGCGTTGATAATTTTAGCCGCACCAGCTTGGTCATAAGTACGATAAGTGATAGAGGTAACACCTGGACCACCTTCGTTAGACACTGGGAATAACATACGAGCTTTAAGCTCAGCATATCGTACGTCATAGCTACGAGCTTTAATATGCTCCAATTGACGTTGGAAAAAGAACGCACCATCAGCATCCATGATACCGTTACCAATTGCATTTGAGATAGCACCATCAATTGTGATAGTTTTACCTTGATCAACTACAGTAGCAAAAGCACCGTCGAACTGCATAGTGGAACCGTTACGAAGTTTAAATTGTTTCATTATTCAGTCCTCCTTATGAACCAGCAGTAGTGTTAAGGCTGTTCAAACGGATAACAGCAAGCTCGCCAGCAGCAGTTACAGTATCCCATTGAGCACCATCAAGAGCAGTTTCACCTACTCCAGCTGCACCAGAATCGATAACGCCAGTAGCGTTAGTGTATTTAACAGCATCACCTGGATTACAACCAGTTGGACATACAGCCCAGATGTAACCGTCACGAAGAATACCAGCAGCTTCTTTTTCGTTCCACTTAATAGCTCCGGTGTTTGTTGCACCTTCTTTATCTAATGAACGAATAGTAATACCAGTAAATGTAGTACCGCCTGCAACGATTTGACGTTCTAGGTTAGTACCACGGCTTACAGCGACACCAAAGCCGATACCAGCTACAGTCTCAACGTCACGAGAAACGATATCGTGAGGAGCTTGAGCGTATACCAAACCTGCATAGGCTTTAGGTTGCTTAATTAAATAGGAAGTTTGGGCGCTCATTATTTAGCTCCTTTGGTTTTCCAAGCATTTTGACTATCAGCCATCATCTTTTCACGAGCGATGACGTCAGCCGAACGAGTGTCTTCAACTTTCTTGCTTTTGTTATTTACTTGTTGAGTAAACGCATCGTCAAGTTGTTGCTGACTGTTAGATCCAACAAACTCAACCAACATATCAAAGCGAGCTTTAATATAGTCTGTTGAAACAGAGTCCATTTGAATATTTTGGCATTTAGCAGCAACCACTTCACGACGAAGAGTATCTGCATCTTTACCTTGCCATTCCATTTCAGGAGCTACTTTAAGGATCGAATCAACTAGAGCTGTTCTATCAGCGACTAGCTTGTCCAAAGTATCGGCAGTTGGGATTTTGGAATTAGCGTCGTCAAGTTTAGCTTTCAAAGAATCTTCGGTTTTCTTGGCTTCTTTAGCCTCTTCTTCCATTTCATCTTTTTTAGCTTTAACTTCTTCAGCTTTCATTTGGGTTTCTTTTTCAGCGTCAATCAGACTAGCTTGCAGTTTACCAACTGCTTGAGCAGCCTGATCAGACACCTCAAAATCTACCCCATCAATGGTGATTTTAGCCATAGTGACTGTATCTCCTAAGTTGGGTAAGTTGTCGGCCACTCTGCAAGCAGGTCCAGCGCGACCACGTTCTACGATGGCAATGTGATTGCCCTTAATGTTTCTCTGGACAGCGTCGTATTGCTCACCGTCCGGAGTAACTCCTGGAGTCCAATCGATATCAG